GAAATGATTGCCGACGGAGTTGTGCTGACGACTGATTACAAGCTTATGGTTGAATCTTCTGCTTTTAATAATTTCCAATACAAGGATAATGTAATTGTCGATGGCGTGACCTATCAGGTAAGAGAGCCGGTGCTACTGGATGACGGTAAAATTACTGAAGTAATGCTGATGAAGGTTTAATTATGGCTGAAGTTTATGGTTCATGGGCAAGCCGACGAAAGAACATCGTTGAACTGGGCACCCTCACTTCTTTGTCTTCGACCGATTACGTTGAAGTTTCAGGGGAAAATTTTACCTTTGTTCACAACGTAACCGGAAGCAATTTAACCGTAATAGACGAAGGCAGTCTTGATGGAGTTAACTGGTTTGCTCTCGACACCGAAAAAGCACATGGACAGACTGGCATTGACGCTCAATTTTACCCGAATAGAATAGTTAGATACGTTCGATCCAGGTTGACAGCAGTTGGCGCCGGTGAAAGCGTAACAATTACAATGGCGTGCGATTAGAAATGGAACGCGACACCTTCAATAACTGGCTGAAGGTGATGCAGGCGCTGGAACAGGCAGGCAAAACAGATAGCTATATTTATTATCGTGCAAAATCAATTGTGACCAATCGGGTCGACCCTGGCCCGTTTGGTCCGCTCCCGAAACGAGGATTCAATGACCACGAAGCGTGAAAGAATTCTGCGGGCAATTGCGACGCAGCTTGCAAGCACTTCCGGTGTCGATGGCAGGGTTTACAGAAGCAGGGTGGCGGCTACCGAGCGTGCGGAGTCGCCGTCAATCATTATCGAGCCAATTACCGACAGCCCCACTCAGAACACAAGCCTGCCAAAACTTGACTGGAGCATGAGGGTCAGGATCACTGTGGTGACCAGGGGTGACATTCCAGATCAAATTGCAGATCCAGTGATCGAGAGCATGCACTCAAAAATTATTGCCGATCTTACGCTTGGTGGTCTTGCGATTGACGTGCAGCCAAGCGAGGTGACATTTAATATGTTTGACGCGGATCAGCCTGCAGGGGTAATTTTCAACGATTATATCGTTCAATATCGAACAACTGTTGCAAGTTTGGCGACCTAAAGTCTGATAAGCCGAGGGATTTACAGTGATTGATGAGTTTCAAGGGCAAGGTGGCTCGTACATCCTTGACCCCGAGACAGGCATCCGAACTCTTGTTAGTCGGACGCTCCCACCTGTTCAACAAGAGGTAACTTCAAATGGTCCTTCTAACTCGGAAACGTCTGATTCTGCTGGAGACGGAATCCAGCTACGGCACGGACGCAACGCCAGACGGGGCGGACGCAGTTCTGGTGCGGGATTTGAGCATTACTCCTCTGCAGAGTGATGTTGTAAGCCGGGATCTCATTCGCCCTTATCTTGGTGCCTCCGAGCAGCTATTGGCGAATACGCGAGTTGAATGCACCTTCAGCGTTGAACTTGCTGGTTCTGGCGCAGCTGGCACTGCTCCTCGCTATGGCAAGGCACTCCTTGCCTGCGGAATGAGCGAAACCGTCTCTGCTGGTGTGAGCGTTACTTATGCTCCTGTCAGTGCCAGCTTTGGTAGCTGCACTATTTATTACAACATTGATGGGGTGCTGCACAAGCTGACTGGCGCACGCGGCACCTATACGTTGAATCTTTCTGTTGGTGAAATTCCTACGATTGATTTCAGCTTTATTGGTGTTTACAACGCTCCAACTGATACGGCTGCTCCTACGGTTACCTATGCCGACCAGGAGACGCCTGTCATTGCAAAGGCTGGTAACACCACCGGCTTCCAGCTTCTGTCTTACGGCGGATGCTTGCAATCGGTGAATTTTGACATCGGCAACAGCTTGGTCTATCGCGACTTGATCAATTGCACCAAAGAGGTGCTTTTGACTGATCGTCAGACAACTGGTACTGCTGTCATCGAGGCTCCGACCATTGCGGCTAAGGACTACTTCACTGCAGCCCTTAGCGACGGAAGCCTTGGAAACCTTCTTTTCCAGCACGGTCAAACGGCGGGTAATATCTTCGACTTCAGCTCCACTCGAGTTGACATCGGAGACGTGAGCTATGCCGACCAGGATGGGATCCACATGCTGAACATTCCGTTCACATGTGTGCCTTCTACAGCTGGCAACGATGAGTTCAGCTTTGTTTACACCTGATTAGAATCTGATCGGGAATGAAGGTCGTCGGGGCTGCACCGCAAATGCAGCCCTTTTTTATTGGGTGTATGCTTGTCTGGTATCGCATTTATTTGCATGGCATTCGTGCGCAAAAAGGTCAAGGTCTTTACTTGGCCGGTTTCGATCGAAGAGCCCTCTGATGGTGGCAATTTTGACACCGCAACATTTGACGCGAAGTTCAAGCGGGTTGGTCGCAAGGAATTTCAAAAGCTTGGCGAGAAGGGCGAGCTTGATCTCCTGAAGGTGATCATGGTTGGATGGGAAGGCATTGTTGACGAAGAAGGTAAAGAAATCCCTTTTTCGGTGGAAGTGATGCGCGAGTTTTCCGATGATCCTTACTGGATTCGCGGCGTCCTGAAGGCGTACACCGAAACCTTTGAAGGCGGTCGCCAGGGAAACTAAAGGATGCCGCCGTTTACTGGGCTGGTGGCGGTAAAAAAGTAGAAGATAAAAGCCGGGAAGACGCTGCTGTATTTGGCATTGTTCTTCCCGATAAGCCCAAAGAAGAAAACAATTTTATTGTTTGGGAAGAAAACTGGGAGCCAGTCATGATGTTCTTGCGTATGCAGACGCAATGGACGACAACCATGGCTGGTTACATGGGCTTGCGATATGACGTACTGCTTGGTCCTGGCGGATTGTTTGACCTCTACAATGTGGACAATCGCCGCGAGATGCTGGAAGACCTTCAGATAATGGAGGCTGCAGCGTTAAGCGAATTGGCCAAGGACAAGAATGGCTAGCCCGCAAATCCAAGACATCAAGGTCCGCCTTGGCATCGACGGCCTAGAAGGGCTCGACAAGTTAAAGAGTTCTTTTAGGGAGCTTGAGAAATCTATTGGCCCTTCCGACGCGACAATTCAGCGCGCGAGAAAAAGCATTCTTGATTTCGGGAAGGAAGGGCAGAGGACTGAGCAGCTTATTAGGGGACAGATTGAGGCATTTAAGGGGCTAAAAAGTCAAGCAGAAATAAGCGGAGAAACGTTTCAAACACTTGCTTCCGATATTTCTAATCTTGAAAGAGAACTGAAGGGATCCACTCCCGCTATCGATAGGCAGCGCGACTCAATCCTTAGGTCCACAAATGCAGCGAATAAAAACGCTGCAGCTATTCAGAAGCAGATCAATCAACTAACTCAGCTAAGGAATCAAACCAGGCCAGGGTCTTCTGCTTTTGTGCAGCTTGGCAAAGACATAGAAGCTGCCACGGCCAAGCTTGGGAAATTTAAGTCAGAAGCCACTGCTGCTGCTTTTGCTTTGACCCAGGTTCCAGGCGCAAGCTTGAACAAAATTGCAAATCAAATTGCAACCATTAACAATAAAACTGGGCAGCTAACAATCACAAGTAATGAATACCTTGAAAGTATTAGAAGGATTGCTCTTCTCGAGCAAGTAAGGGCAACAACGACTGGGCGGCAAGCGGTTCGCGCTCAAAATCAATTATTTGAAAGTCCACTTTTTGAGACTTTTGTAAGGACTCGCGCCGAGCAGCTCCCCCTGCCGGAGACTTCGGCTGGCATTCAGCAGAGAATCTCCGAGATCAATCAAGAGCTTGCCAACGTAACCGGCTACGAAAGAAGAGTTGATTTAACAAAAGAGCTTATTGACTTAAATAAACGACTCAAGAATACGGTAATTGAAATAACAACAAAAGAGGAGCTTGCTGCAATGGCAGCAAGGCAGAGGCTTTCTGCGGCCAGGGAGTCCTTGGGTCGATCTGGATTTGGCGCGTTTTCTGCAGATATTCGAGCAAAACAAGCCGAGGGAGAATACGATCCCGGCTATGTAAAATCTCGGGAAAAAGCTAGAAATAGAATTATTGATGAAGAGGCAATAAAAGGAGTGATGAGTCAATATGAGATATTTGAAAATTCATACACAAGGCTTGAGGATCTTTACGAAAGGCACGTAGTAGAAAAGGCTCAGATGGTGGCTTCGGCTGCTCGTCGTGAGAATGAAATACTTGATCAACAAGGCGATCAAAGAATAAAACAGCTAGACGATCAATTCCAAAGAGAGCTTGAGCTTTTTGATCAAAGCTTAAATCAAAGGGATCAATTGCTGCAGCGCAGAGCTGCAGTTAAAGGGACTCTTGGCCTTGGCGGCCGCGAGCTTTCTTCTTTTTATCAAGGCGTTGTTGATATTGGCACTCGCAGGGCTGCTGCTAGCCAGCAGCTTATGGGCAAAACTCCCCAGCAGGCATTAGCCGATATTGTTAATACCTTTAACTCTGATCTTGATAGGGCTGGAAACGGCTTTTTAGAAGCTGAACGTGAAATGCGCGAAGCTGCGATTGAATTCGCGGGCGGCTCAAGAAAGGTCAGGCAAAGATTTGAGGGATTTGCATTAGGCAAGACTCCAACAGGGATGTTCCCAGCCCCTGGAGAGGGAAGCTCTCGGTACAGGGAAAGAATTGAGGCTTCAGGCGCAAACCTGGTTGAGATCGTAAAAAGATTCGGCAGGAAGACAGACAAAACCGGAGACGGCTTCCTTGATGCCGAAAAGAAGATTCGAGAGGCTGCTATTGATTTTGCGGGAGGCTCTGAAGAAATAAGAAGAGCATTTGCTCAAGTCCCACTAGGGAAAACACCCACCTCAATGCTCCCTGGTGCCAGGGAAAGCTCTGGCGAATATATCTCGAGAATTAGAGGAGGTTTTGGTGATTTTGACCTTCCAGATTTCTCTTCATTTAGAAAAGGCACGACCAGGGAGTTACAGCTTGTCAAGCAGTCCTTAGAGGAGCTGCGCCTGGATCTGAATCCACTTGCAGCAAACTTTGAAGCCACAGAAAGGAGAATCATTAAGAGCATCAAAAATATCGATCGCGAGCTTGGCAAGCGTTCTTCTGGTCGCCGAGGCCTGAGTGGAATGCAGCTAGCGCAAGGCGTCGGCGCTGCAATTAGTGGCGGAATCTTCGGTGGCCCTGAAGGCTTGATTGGCGGCCTTGGTGGATTGGCGGCTGGCGGTGTTGGCGGCGCATTTGCCGGCGCTGCATTTGGCGCCCAGGTTGGCGGCCTAAGGCAGCAGCTTGGAGGGTTTGCGGAATACGCCGCTCAAATTCAAAAGCTTGAGATCAGCCTTGAAAATACTGCTGGCAGTCAGACCGAGTTCAATAGGGCCATTCAGGCTGCCTCTGATGTAACCAAAACTTTGAACGTTCCCCAGGAGGTTGCAATTTCTGGCATGACTCGGCTTTCAGCTGCAGTCAAAGGTGCCGGTGGTGAGATCAGTGATGCTGAGCTTGTTTTCAAGAATGTAACTGCTGCAATTAAAGCAACAGGCGGATCTGCGCAAGACGTTGATGGCGCCATCACTGCAATGGTGCAGGTTTTCTCGAAG